CAAAAAACCCGCTCCTTGTGAGAGCGGGTTTGATGTCGAACCGTGATCTTTTACAGGCCGGTCGTGATGCGGATGATCGAGGAGCCGTCGACAACTTTCTCGGATACGTGCTGACGCACGCGGAGGATGTTCGAGCGGCGGGTTTCGTCGCGGTAGGTCTCGGAGACGAAAGGCACTGGAGAATCAGCGCCCCAGAGGATCGTACGGCCGAATCCACCGGCTGCGAATTCACCGCCAACTGTGTTAGCGAGTGCAAGGTAGCTGTCACCCCAGACGAATCCGCCTGCGTAGGTTTGACCCTTCTTGGCAGTGTTGCGAGGAGCGCGGCCCACGAGGACTTTTTCCACGCCCACGGCCTGAGCAACTTCTTGCTCGGAGAGGAGGCGGGTGGAGTTCGTGGCGACTACGCCGAACATCTGGTTTTGAACCTTAGTTGAGCGGCGGACGCGCTCGAAGAGGACTGCGGACATGACAAGCGTGTTTGGGAGCACGCCATACTTGGCGAGTTCCAACTTGCCTGCGGCAACGTCGGCTGCGAGATCGAAGGTTGTGATGTTGGCTTCGGTGTAGGCGGCGGTTGCACCGGCGGCGGAGATGGCTGTGATGCCGTTCGCTGCGTAGGTGAGCGAGGCAACGCGAAGCTCGTGGCCAATTTGAATCTGGCTAAGGAGCATGTCGGCAACGGCGACTTCCACGTCGAGGAAGCGGGCGAGGTCGCGCTGAGTTGCGTCGGGGAGGACTTCCTCAAGACCGTACTCGGTAGTGGCGAATGTATCGGATGTGAACTTGCGGCCAACGCGGGGATATGCAGAGCCAGCGGCGATCTTGGTCGCGTCGTCGTTAAGTGCCTCAGATGCGCCCAGGTTGATTTTCAGATACTCGCCAGAGCGAACGTCTGCAACGTAGATCGGCATGACTTCGGCGCCAATGAAGAGGTTTTGCTTGTTCGAGCGGCCCTCGTAAACGGCCTGTGCGATGTCTCCGCGAATTGTGGTAGTGGTGAGTGACATAGTAGTTAGTTAGTTGAGTGTTTCGGTCAAATGCTCAGAGTCGTACTGCGTACTCGATGATGTCGCCGGTTACGCCGGAGTTGATTGCGGTGCCGAGAGTCACGCCAGAGGTGACGAGCGTTCCGACAATCACGCCGCCGGTTGTGGCGAAAACCGAATTGCCAGCGGTCACGGGACCAGGCGAAACGATTCCGAATTGAGTTGCCTTAAAAAGTTTCACTTCGCCAACGCCAGCGGCAGCAACGTCGTCTTGAAGGACGCCGATGACTTCGGAGGCGGTTACGAGTGCGGCGGCTGCGTTGTCGCCGGAGCAACGGACGAGCGTGTTGCCTGAGAGCGCGGACGCGAATGTGAAAGAACGGAATGGGATGTCAGTTTGGGATGCCATGGTGGTGGGTGATTAGAGGTTGTGGAGTTGGTTGGAGTCGCGAAGGGCGATGTATTCAGCGGGGTGATTCGACATGGCGAATTTTATTGCGGCGGTCTTGGAGCCGAGTTCAGCGGTTTTCGCTTCGATCAAATTCTTCAGATCAAATTTGACTTCGGCAGGGACTTCGGCGGGAGCGGATGCCTTCATGGGAGCTGCGCCAAAGTTGGAAATGATGGTGTCGAGTTTGGCTTCGAGCTTGGCCATTTCAGAATCCTTCATTGGCTCTTCCTTCATCTCTTCCTTTTGCTCTTCGGGAGCGGCTTCCATTGCCTTCTTGTAATCGCCAAAGGCGGATTCAAGGGCGCTGAGACGGGAGACGATGTCGGCAATGCTCACTTCGTCTTCTTTGGGGTCGATTTCGGGTGTGTCTTCCATTTGCTTGGAAATTTTGTCAACTGGCTTCGCTTCGAAGCTGAATAGGCCGGTGGGATTTGCTGCGGGTGTCTGCACCAAATCGGCAGAATAGAGTTCTTCGCACGATGCAAAACTTTTGCCGCCGATGTCCCGCACAGGCCCGCTGAATGCGATCGAGATGCCGAATGTGTCGGGGAGTTTCTCGGCGATTTCCAAAACGTAGGCGCGCCGGTCTGCGTTTTGCAGGAGGTTCAAATCTCCGAGGAGTTTTTCTCCGACGATGCGGAAGTTATCGACAAAGCCGATGATGTCTTTGATGCCCGCACCGTGATCCAAATTGACTTTGACTCCGCCAGCGTAGGTCTCCGCGCACGCCTTAACCTCACGCAATGTCTGCGCGTCCACGTAGAGTCCGTGGCCTTTGGCCTCACCGACTGATATGATGGAGACTGCTTCTATGACGTCGCTCATGCCGAGGCGGCGATGTCAAAAAAATCAATCGTCGTATTGGTCAACGATGTTCTGCAAAAACATTTCTTCAAGCGCGGCCTGAGCAAGTAGCAACATTTCGGCTTCGTCGTCTTCGCGGGAATATACAATGTCGAAAGAACATGAAATCGACTGCCGCACGCGATTAGCGGAAATGTTTTGCACGTTGCCCTGCAAGAAAAATTTTTCGCATGTCGATACGTCCGCAAGGCCGCTTTCCGAAAGGAATGAAAATCCCCGCACGCTTGCGGTTGTTGATATTGAAATGCCGACATCTGCGGTGCTGAGTTTTGCAGATACGCCGCGCGAAATTTCAACGATTACCCTCTGACCGTGCCGATAAAAGCCGCCCGGCAAATCGCGTCCGCTTACGATTGGCGGAGGCTGTGGCGGCGGTGTTACTGCGTTCGGGTCTAGAAGCCCCTGAATGCCGATTGAGAGCGACGTGGGGCTTGAAAGCAAGCCCTGCGTTGCGATGAGCAGGCTGACAAGCATGGCCTAGACTCGCGTGACGGTTGTGCTAGCGACTCCGTCGCCGGTTATGTTTTGCGAGACCGCGCCAGCCGCACGGCTTGAAGGCGTGACGGTCAACGCGCTGCCGGATTTGAGTCCGTGGATCAGGTGGATTTCCTGCAATTCAGGAACGGCAAATGCGGTCAGGACGCTTGGGTCGAAATCAACTGAAGCGATTACCCCAGGCTGGAACTCGTGAACATCAGCGGCTGCGTGATATGATCCGGTTAATTGAAGCGTGTTATTTGAGTTGAGTGATCGCACGATCCGCCCGCCGTAGGTTCCGCTCGTTGTGTGCCCGCTCGTGGCTTCGTCCCAGACAGCATCCGCAATGCCTGCGGTGGTGGCGGTCGAGAGATCGTTTATCAAAATTTCAGATGTGCCATTCCACGCGATGAGTCCGCTGGAAAGCGGCGTGACGCCGGACTGGTAGAAAACAACTTGATACGTGCCTGCCGTGATTGTCGGCATGTTGGCAGAATAAAACCTTGAGCTGCCAACTTCCGCGCATGTTATCGCGGAGCCAACTGCTGCGCCCGTCTGAAAGAGTTGCGCGGTTATCGTTAGCCCACTGGTTGCCTGTGCTGTGTTGAGTTCGTTAGCCATGATTTTTTAGAATGAGAGTTCAGACATCGCTGCAATGACTGCCGCGTCAAAGGTCACGGGTGGCATTGCCCAGTCATTTCGAGGATTTTGGTCTTGCGCGAAAATCGCCAACACGCCTTGCAAATAGGATTCCAGCGCGTCGAGTTCCGTGCAGGATTTGTTTGCGGCCGTCAAGTTGATGCGAAGGTAGATCAACGTCGGTTGGTAGTCACTGCCGAGTCCAACGCTCTCGAGATGTTGGATGGCAGTTACAAGAGGGCGTGGGGTCGGAATGAGCGAGAGCGTAGCGGCATCCCACACCATCGCGCCGCCGAGAATGGCGGTGGATTGCTCCTCGCTCAATGCCAGCGCGGTAAGGTTGGCAGGGAGCGGATTGGCCAAAACAGTTCCGATGCTCACGCCTTGGCCCGTCGCTGTGTCGTAAACTAAATTCCAAGTGTCCATAAATTAAACTTTCGGAACCGCAATGATACACGCGTCGTATTTGCTAGGGTTTGCGGTGATGTTGTGGCGAATGGAGAGACGCGATCCTGAGGGAACTTCGCGTCCGAAAATAAGCGGGCCAACAGGTCGCATGCTGACGCTTTCCGTGTTGGCGGTCGAAGCGATGATCCGGCCAAATGAAATTTCACTCCCAGCCGCGCCAACGCCGATTTCGTAAACCAGTGGCTCAATGGCGGCAATGTCCGTGTCAGAAGAAGAGGGGATGATCGAAAAAGCGGAATAGTTTTGAGAGGTGGACGCGACAATTTCAACCCACGTTGCTGATGCTCCGCTCATAGCCGTGCCTGTACTAGTCGCTGTGGAGATTCCTAGTGTATCCAGCGTGGTCGGAGTTAGCGCGGAATCCCCAGCATTAAATGCAGCAAAATTGCGTGTTGCTATCGTAAACGATTTACTCGCAACAGCCGACTGAGAGCGAATGCTTATGCGGCTTCCCGATGCTATTTTCACGGGAACCATTATATTTAGTGCCGTTGCGCTCCCCACTGCGATGTTTGGAATCACTACAGTCTCGCTGCCGGCCGCACCGACGCCAATATCAATGAGAGTCGCGCTGTTCTGGGCTGAAGTTGCTATACCTGAAACAAAAAATGCTAAGAGCGTTGTTTCGGTGGTAGTCGCTGCTATGGCTTGCGCCCAAGCACCTTTAGTATTGGTGCTCGCCGAGGCCGTCACAGTTATTGTGGCTGTGCTTGAGTTGGAAGCTGTAACTTGTGGCCCCGCAAAAAACGGGATATTCCGAAAAAGCGGAGTTGAACCGAGGTATCCTTTTTGTAAAAGCGGCATATTATTTTATGGGTCTGTTATGAGGTAAAGCGTCGTCGCGTCTGGCGATCCAATGGCGTCGTATTCTGCTTGCGTCAAGGACACGATATTGTTGACGACATCCGATCCGCTGCCTGCGGTTGTGTCGGAGACAACCATCGTCCCGCTTCGATTCGGCGCGGTAATTGTGCGGGTGGTTGCGGTTGAAATATTAGTGTCCGCTTCAAATGCAATTTTTTTTGTCGCGTCTGACGATCCGACAATTCGAAAAACATCGTCGGCAGGTTCGTTTGATCCGCCGCCGGTGGATGCTTGCTGGATGTTTGCGCCAATCATGCGAGTAAAATCAAAGCGTTTTTCTCGGTGGGTTCGGGGAATTTGATTTCAAACGAGCCGTCGAAAACAGAACGATCCGCGCCAAAATTCAACGCGCAAATCACGGAGTTGTTTTTCGAAGCGTTGTAGATAATCGCTCCGTGTGCCGTGAAGGATGCGCGGTCGATTTTCAAATCGTTGAATGTGACGAAGGCACTGCGGCCTGCCATGCCGTTCTTGAAGCCTGTCAAGACGTAGCCGCCTCGCTCATAGCCTGGCCCGCTGACCTCGCCCGCCTCGGTGTAGTGCGCGAGTTCCGGCCCGATCGTTGCGCGGCTCGTATAGAGCGCGATCTTGTAGGTGTCGGTCGATTGATGGATGCCCAGCAGGAAAGCCTGCTTGGCTGAAAGTGCGATTCCTTGTGCGATCATTTTGTTTTGAGTTGTGCGTAGCAGACTGCCGCGCGTTCGGTTGTGTCTGGAAATTCTGCAAGCATGGTGTCGTCTGCCATACAGCGAGCAACGAAATCCTTTTCAGACTCGCCCCCCGTAGGGGATGGAATGACAAACTCGGTCGAGCTTGGAAGCGATAGGCTGGCAACCCGTCCGTGCGCGTCGCGTTGGAATTTCATGTTGAGGCCATTCTTGGCCGCTTCCTTTGCGGATATGCGGCGCGCCTTGGCCGCTGCCCATGTCTGGCCAGCGTCACCGCCCCACAATGCCCATGCAATGCGGCCTGCAGACGGAAAGCCCTCTTCGCCTGGTTGAAAACCCTGTCCCTTTTTATCAACTTCGTGCCGTGAAAAATAGCTGTGCATCCGCTTCACAGTATCGTCAGGAAGGTTCTTCCCGTTCGAGATGTCGCGAGCGCGTGCAACTCCGACATTCGTCCCGCCGCGATTGTATTTCGTACGCCACTCCAATCCTTTTTTGGCTTCGGAAATCATGCCGCCGGTCGGCTTGTTTTTGCCGTCCTCGAATTGCGAGGCTGCGGCCTGTTGCGGTGCGGGTGTCGGGGCTGGCTCTGCGTTCGTAATCTGGTTTGCGCTGGATTCATCCATACCAAAAACCGTGCGGAGAATGATGCCAACCTGTTCAGGCGAAAGCTCGCCGCGTCCCAGTGATGCGAGGATTCCCGAGAGCGCATCCGTCCCGCCGATGCCGATGGTTTCGATGAGCGGAGCAACCTCATCATTCTCAGGCGTAATGTCGATTGCTGACTCAGGCACCGAATCGGAAATCCGGCTGGCTTGGATTTCAAATTCCTGCCCGAGTTCTTTTATCATGCTGGCCTCCTTCGCCCTTGCGCGGAGTGCTTCCTCGTAGTCCTCGCCTGCGTCTGCGTAAATCTGCCCGGCTGTCTTCAGTCCCGCTTTCCAGAGCGCAATGTCGGCAGTCGCTTCGCGTCCGTAATCGATGCTGACCTTTGCGGGCCAGCACCAGCGGCCGTCAAGCAAAAACTCCGAGTCATCAATCTCCCCACGTGCGGCGGCGTCGAGAAGGACGATGTTCTTGATGCGGTTGAGGAATTGTGATTCCAGAAGCCCACGCCACCGCGCAAACGTGCGCTCTGCCATAGCTGCCTCCATGCGTGCCATCGGCCCGCTCTTGTCTGCGTCGAACGCAAAGCCGTAGGGCAGGCCGACGCTCATGCAAATGTGGGACTGCACCAGCCGGATGAACTCGCCGAACGCTCCGCCTGGGCGCTCGCTTTGGAACATTTCCATCTTCTCGCCAGGCGAAAGATAATTGATCGCTCCAGGGTCGATATTCGAGAGCTTCTCAGTTTGTCCGTTGTCATTCCGTGAGCTGGTCGCGAAGTAGTCGGATGCGTCCGCAGATCCGTTCTCGGTCGTGATGACGCCGGTTTGGTAACTCGCGTATTTGATCGCTTGGATTTCGGCTTTGAGTGCTTCTTGCAAATCGCGTGCGGCGTTGAGCGCCGTGGCAAATGCGGACCGTCCGCGATATTCGTCGAGCCTCGTGGCGTCGAATAGGTGCAAAAACTCAGTGGCGTCGATGTCGGTCGGCTCGATGTATTGGTTGTTAATCGTGCGGACATATATCTGATACTTCTCCGGCCTGCCGTATTCGTCCAGCATGATTCCACCAATGTATTTGTCCGAGTCTATCAGACGATTGTAGGGCGAGCCGATGCGGTCGGCCTCCACGCTCTGCAAGCGGAGTTCGCCCGCTTCGCGGACAATGACAAATCCGCAGTCGCCGTCGCGTAGGATTGCCATCACAGCGAGCTGAAGCAGGGCGGTGAAATCATGCCTCCGTAGGAAATCGCACTTGCTGCACCAGTCGGCCCAATATCGCTCAACCTGCGCGTCGAGGTCTTTGTTGCCAGTGCGGGCTTGGTAGGAGAGACGGCCCGAGACGTAGGTTGCAAATTTCAGGAGTAACGAGCGAACCGGTGGGAAGTTATCGGCAAGATCGCGAGCCGCGCGGATGAGCTTGTAACGCTCGGCTGTGCCGCTCGTGTCCTCGCCTCCGGCAATGTTGCGCGAGATCCCGCGTTTGCTGGATTCGAG